AGTTTCAGATACTTCTTCTTCGGACCAGTCAAGCGTGTCAATCAAGTCCTCTAGGTCATCCTCTGTGTCACACTCACATTCAAGTAGTGCGTCACGAAGAATAGCGTTAAGACCGACAGAGACAACAGCCATATAAGCTTCATTATCCAACTCTGCACCTACAAATACTGTGCCGTCTCCATTGTCTACTACTTCTGATATTTCAATCTTCATACTACATATCTCCCATATTGTGCATCCAAGTTACAGTGCAGTCTCCCATGCCAGCCTGTCAGTTTGTTCTTCACCACATTCAGGTGGCGTTGGGAGTCCTGCTGATTTTGACCCTCAACGAGAGGGTTCGCTGCAATCAGAATCATCAAGTCAGCTTCGGCAGCTTTGCCAGTCTTTGAGCCTTCCATCATACTCTGATTGAGTATCGTCTTACCTTCTGCCTCTGCCGATAGCTGAGACATATAGAACACAGCACAGTTGTACTGCTTGCCAATCTCACGAGCGTAAATGACGTTTGCTTTGAGTGCTTCATCTTGCCGTGAGTATCCCCCCATTCTAGCAAATTTATCCCCCATGTCAAGTATTAAAATGTCTGGACGATAAGTTTTTGCTACAGATTCTACCCATGCCATGTCCTTACCCGACGCATCATACATCTTGATGTTATTACGAATGTTATTATAGATGGTGTGTGCCTTGGCTGGGTCTTTGTTTATTTGCTCGACAGTCATACCAGTGGCAGCAGTCAGGTAGCGACTAGCCACGCGCTTTGTCTTCTCCTCGTTAGTGAGGACAACACAGTTAGCCCCAAGCCATGCAAAGCCCTTCGGCCCTGCAATCATGCTGGCATGGAATGATGTCTTGCCTGTATTGGGACGCGCACCAATCTCAATCAAATGCCCTGAGTTTACGCCAGGAATTTTGTCAGCAAGGGTTGGAAGGTTGAACTCCCACCGGCTTTCATCTGCGTAACTCTCAAGGATAGCCTCGATGCTGATGTCTTCCCATTCCAAGTTTAGGTTAGGCGTGAAGTCATCATTGTATTTGGATAGTAACTCTCTCAGAGGCTCCATAGTGGCCTCTTCTCCATTGGAGTAGTTTACCCCCATATTCACAATGACCTGCCCTATATGGCGCTGGAAGAGGCGAGAAACCACATCCTTTGCCACATCGTTGCCCATCACATGCTCACCACGTAGTTTGTGGAAAAGACCAGAGTAGGAATGTTCCTGCGCTGTGGTCAGGGCTGGTGTGTGTGACATGAAGTACGCTGATACCTCATCAGGTGTCACAGACCTTTTGTAATTCTCAATCATCTTGTCGATGCAGCGAATAATCTTTGTGCCTTCATTGGTGAACAATTCATCTGGACATTTAGTCCGACGATACTGGCTGTAAAAGTCAATGTCCATCAACGAGCGAATCATTTTCAGTTCCATTATGTGTCTCCTAGTTTGTGCATGTCGTTAGGGTTACGATATTTTATGTCCTGTGTCAAGTTCAAAATGCGTACGTCCTCAACATACAACTCAAGTTGCTGCGCGTGATACGCTGACTTTATAATGGCGTCGGGGTCTAACGCCACCAAGATGGTAGAGAACTGTGAGAGATACTGCTTATGAGTATCATTCAAACTCGTGCCAAGCAATGCCACCCCTACGCAACCTTTAGCATCACCAGCCACAGCAGCACTAACACAGTCCTCTACCACAACAGCGACATTACCAGAGCCACAGGTATAGGGGAGACTGCTAGACCCATACCTTTTCCACTTTGGCTGTCGCTTTGTCAACGCCCTTCCCGTAGCGTCAACAATCTTATTACCATCCTTCACCAAGAATACAGCGCGTTCTTCTTTGGCATCCCACATAAGACCAAGCTTAATGGCATTCAACCCCCAAGAATCTGCCCAATCACCAACCCACTGGTTGCATGGTACAATGTATTCTGGTAATACAAACTCTTTATCCTTCTGTCCTTCGCGTATCCTTTGTAAGTCATCAACTGTCCACATCTTATGGCGTGTACCACTGACATCACATGATGCCTTGTAACAATTCCATACAATGTTTCCACCAGTGTTACTGATACTGAAAGTATTTAACCCCTTACATACAGGACAGTCAAACCTTACAGTCTCACCGAATGCCACATCATACTCATCTAGTATATTATTTAATGTTATATTCATTTTATATACTCCTTCTTGTGCGACATCTCATGTTCATTTACCACGATTCTTTCTCTTTGTCAAGGCATAATTTGCACTGTCATACGTATGTTTCATGTATGGTTTCACAGATTGTGGGTTGACATGTCCAGTAACCGCCATGATTTGTCCGATACCGACACCAGCATCAACCATCTCTGTTGTGCCAGTTCGTCGCAGGTCTGACAGCCTCAACTCTTGTGACAGTCCTGCCTCATCCATTATGGCACGTGCATATGTGGGCAGCTTGAACTTACTGTATGGACGCATAGCCCCACGAATAGGTTCAGGCATTGGTGCCACATAGGGTTGCCACCCAAAGTCATTATGCTGTTCCTCTAGCATATCGAACAACTCGTCGGATATAGGCAAGAACACCTCTGCCCTACGCTTCGACTGTTCAATATGTACAGACTGCTTATCAAATTGTATAGATTGCCATTCAAGCAAACGCATGTCACCTAAACGCTGACACCACTCGTATGCCATCTGTGCTATCAGTCCTATGTTGCGAGTCTTGTAGTCACTGTATGCAACTTCCAGGAATTTCTGTACATCTTCCTGTGACCAGACTGTACGCCGTGGTCGTGTAGTACGACGCACAATCTTGTCAAAGGGATTGACAGATACAATTTCCATACGCACTCCATGATTAAATACAATCTTGGCAGCAGACATGGTATGATTTCCGAAAGACACGCCACGACTACACCATGTGTCATACGCCTTCTTGGCAGACAGTGGGGCAATCTTTGACAGGCGTGTCTTCCCAAAGTGTTCCGACACTATGTCGATATGATAATCATAACTCTTCTGTGTCTCTAGGCGCAGAGACTGGTATTCCAGAGACTTGCGATAGTCATGTGCTAGGTCTTCAAACGTCATACTACACTCCAAAAAACACAACGATGATTATCATTCCAATGATTCCAATGATGATATCCATGTCAGTCACACGAACTCAGTCGTTGGATCACAGCTACGTACACCTCTAGCTTCTCGTCGTAGTAAGAGCGAGACAAGCTAGTCATATACCCAAGAGGATGATACATAGCGAAATAGTCTCTTATGCGCTGATCAAGTTCCTCTTCGGTATATGCCATGAGTTTTACCTCTACTGCCACTCAGGAATCTCCACATCAGGGTCAACCAGATTGTGCTTAATCTGATACCAAGCATTGTCCACCAAGCGCAGGTCGTTGTAGCTGATATCACACAGTTCACTCATTGCAAACCTGATAGGTTGCCATGCCTTCATGAACTCCATGATAGCTTCCTGCTGATCTGTAGACATAGCAGACCAAGCCTGTGCTGCATTCTCTTTACGCTGTTCCCATTTAGTCATTGTCATTCTCCTTTCGTAATAGTTCTACATCATCATCGTCAAGCAATGTGACGATATCTTCGTACCAAGGATTCTCACCCAAGTCAACTAGTAATTCATGTTCATCCATTAGCAGTATATCCTTTCCACGATTCCATTGAAAGCATGGTACAGTATCCACGCAATGCAAGCCATACAAGCCAGCCGCACTACGTTGTCCATGAATGGGTCTTTGGCTGGGTCTGTCTCCATCCAGCACGTGAGGATTGTCTTAATCATACGGCACCCCCAGCACATAATCCTCACAGGCCATCTCTGCCTGTTCCTCTGTCGGGAACTCGCCTAGCCGGAACTCTGTATGTCCACCATCTGTGACAGCTTGTGCTGCGTATTTATTGTACGACAGTGCATGAACATACGCCCAGCGGCCATCAAATTCACCTTCTCCAAAGTACTCAGATAGCTTACTCATGCTCACCTCCATTGCCTCTGCCAAGCCCACCGAAATACTG